TGCGCCGGTATCGGCGGCTCTGCGGATTTGCGTTGCCGTTCCTGCGCCATCAGTTCCTTGATGCGGGGACGCGCGTATAGCGGTTGCTCGTGTTCCAGTTCCGCGAGCGGCAAAATCCCAATGTGGCCGTTCCCGCCTATGATTACTTCCGCAACTGGTTGGTCTGGCTCTGCGGGCGCACTACCAGTCCAATACGAACAAGACGGCTTGTGGCATCCGCATCCTCGGCCACACTCTGAGCAAGGCTCTGCGGGCGATGGGGCGGCGACGTAAAGCGTAGTTCCCGGTTCCAGTTCTCGCGCCCAAACGGCAAACTGCTCAACGTCTATGCCGCGCACTGAACTCGGCTTGTGGTGGATGACGCCCACGGGTTCCAGCGCACGCGGCTCTGCACTCGCGGCAGCACGGTCTGCAAGGATGGCGGCGCGGGCGTAGGCTTCAAGAATCGGCACCACTTGCTGTCTTACCAAGCGCTCCGATGGCTTTAGAAATCGCACAGCATCTGGCAGCGGCGGCAGATTGATCGGCGCTTCTTTCATGGCTTCATGCTATTAGGAAGGGCTCGGCTGAATCCGAGGAACCAAGTGGTCTTGTACCCAATGCCGTACATTTTCCAGCCCCATCCGGGGTAGCCAAAATAGAATCTCATCATTCCTCCTGTGCGTTCGGTGCGGCGGCGAGCAGATCGCCATACACCTGTTCCCACAGCGCGTATTCAATGTGGCCGCGCTTCGCAGGGCCGTCGTCGTACATGCTCGCCTGCATCGCCTGAATCATTGCGTCCGTCGGCTCCTTCGGTACCAGCACCCACCCAGCTTGAGGAGCGCGAGCGAGGGCGATGAGGCGGACAAACGATGCTTCTAGTTCGCGAATAACATCACGGTCAACACATACGAAAAGCGGATTCGTTTCCACGTTTACCAGAAATCCAGCCTCTTTCGCCAGCCGCAGGGCTTCGGCTTTTGCGTCTTCGGTCATTTCCATTTCCTAAAAAGGGATATCAGAATCATCATCACGCGGTGGCGGCATTCTGGAAGGATCTCTCCTAGGCGGGTCCGTCTTTGGCTTCATCTGGCAAGCCATGAATTTCCCCTTTGCCCCGTCCTTTATCCAAGCTGCTATTTCTATCGGGGTTCCATCCGTATCCAAACCCTCCCCCCGGTAATCTGGTTGGTCGGATCCTTCCTTTTTGCGGATATTGCGGAACAGGGCAAAGCCGCCTGGTTGCTGTTGGAATGCCATTTAACTAACCGCCTTTCCTTGTGCGCGGGCATTGGCCTGCATCGTCCTGAAAATCTCTATCTTTGCGTCTGCTGCGGTCATCAGCCAGCGGAACTTCTCATCAGCCTCTACGGCCACTTTATAGCCCGCTAGCAACTCCAAATACTCCGGGTGGCTATACGCATATGCCTCCCTGTCTGCAACCGTCTTGGCGTCGCTTTGGGCCATTAGGATGGCTTTCTTGCTTTTCCTGAATTCTTCAATGTGACAGCGGTCGGCACGGGCTTTTGCCGCAGGATCGGCGTTCTTTACCAGCCAATCGAGAACCACTTCTATTTGTGCCTCGGTGATCACACTGTTCCCTTGGCCGATGCGGTTGCCAGATCCCGGAGCTTTGCCCGGTTCGGAGTCGGAAGCTGCGACCAGACCATCCCCGCAAAGTCGTGGTCATCCCGGACTTCTTCCCATTCGTTCAAGGCGCCCATTTCGTTGTCATTGGCAAACTTGTCGTTTATCGCTGCCGCGACTTTCATGACCTTGGTGCGATCCGGCATTGCCTTTACTTCATGCGTCTGGTTTTCCGTGTCGTTATCGCCTTCCGTGGGGATAACAAATGTCTGGAAAGCGAAGTTCTTATAAGCGCTGGACATGGCTTTGTTTATCGCTTTATCTCCGCGATCCATAGCCTCACCCATCATGGTCACGGTTACGCTCTTATCTGGATCAGAAACGGCCGTCATGTGATAGCGGACATGGATACGGACATAGAACAGCGCCGTGTCTTTTTGGCTTTTGCGCTCCTCGATTTGATGGTTCACAACCTCCGGAAGAATCACAAGGCCATGTTTGGCAACGAGAGGAGCTAGGGCATTGTAAATATCGTCAATACCCCTGAATTTGTAGTTGTCGAACTTGTTTTCCTGGGACTTGGATATCCCAATCCTGGCGATATCTGCCTGGACCGCGTTTATGGCTTTGTAGACGCTCATGCTGCACTCCTATGATTTGGACCATCGCATTCGACACAACCGGCGCCATCGCAATCAGGGCAAGGCTCTACGCGATCCTCTACGCGCCTGGCCGGGTGATTCTCTACCGCAGCCTTCAACATGCGCCGATCTAGGTACTTGGCATCAGCAAAAGGATTGCCCACGTCGAATATCTCTTTGAAGTTCATTCCTGCACCATAAGGTTTACATGCCGCTTCCCCGTTATTTCCTTAAGGAAAGCATCGGCATCGGTTACGTCAAGCTGGTCAATGCAATGATCCAGCAGCTTTGCAAGCCTGGCTTTGTCGTTTCCTAGCCAGCACATCAGATCAAAAGAGACTCGTTCGCGGGGATCTTCTTCGACTTCTTGATCGTCGCGGGGATCGTAGAAGTAACTCCAGTCTGGGCCAACGCTCATGACACCATCTCCAAGAATTTGGTTTTTTGCGCATCCCACGCCGCAGTCCTCGCCGCATTCTTCGCCGCATCCCTCGCCGCATCCCACGCCGCATCCTTCGCCGCAGCCCCCGCCGCATCCCACGCCGCATCCCACGCCGCAGCCCCCGCCGCATCCCACGCCGCATCCCACGCCGCAGCCCCCGCCGCAGCCAATTCTTTTTCAGTGGCCTCGCCATTTGCATGACGCTCGGCTACATTTAACGCATCCTTGCTTCTCTGGTCGGTCATCAAATGCTCAACCTGACGAGCGCACCAAACCGCAAACAGTCGCCATTCCTTTCGATCAGACTCGGCGCGGCAGCACCACAGCGCATCATCCAGTCCATTGGATACGACGATAAATTCATAGGGAATGGCATCGTCGTCGCCCCACTCCGGCCCCAAAGATTTCTTGAGTTTCTTCCAACCATCAGTGCAAGGACCGTGTGTGCGAATCCGGTTCAAAGTAGTTGTAATCACTTTTTGTCCTCAGAAAGAAAACCGCACGCCTACACGCAGGTTATGGGCTACCGTAGCTCCTTCCGCACCAATCCATACGTAGTTCAGTGCTTTGGAATATGCCGGCGGTAGATATTGATTCGCAACCATCAAAGCCCCCGCATTAGCCCCAAACCAGGCTGCAACCTTGATCTGCGATGGATGACGACCTAACAGAGGATTTTCTTCATACCGGCCCTCGTGTCCTTGGCAGGGTTGGTAATGGCGGGTTAGGTATTCGGTCTGGCTAGCATCAACTGCCGTTAGTGCTAAGGCTAGGATCAGTTCGGGGGTCATGCTTCCCCCTTGGCGCGACGGATAGCGGCGCGGGCGATTTCGATTGTCTCGGTCGCCATGGCGCGCGTTTCGGCGTCCTTCATGATGAGGCGCGTGGCGCTGAAATTGCCGGTGATGCGTTCCAGCGCGGCCAGCAGATCCGGTGCTGCAAACGCGACAGAGCAATCAATTGCGTCTTCTTGCACGCCATCGCACAGGCGCACAAGCTGCCCTTCGGTGATGGTGTAGGTAACCACGGGGGTGTGATTGGTGGTCATTTGCTGCTCCAAGTACGTTGTTGATGTACGTACTGTAGTCGCATTATTCGTCTATGTCTAGTAGGGTATCTACTACTTATGCGGTAGGAATCTGCCCTACGCCTTTAAGTTTGCGCAAAGCCTTCCAAAGCGTAGTCGGATGCAGTTTGTAGAGTATGGCAGCATCTTTGACTGGCAATCCCTTAAGAATTCGTTCGATTGCTTTGGCCGTATCGGGATGTTGCTTCGCGCCCATTTAATTGCTCCTTGTATATTGACTTATTCTATCAACTGGTGGGAGAATGTCAACCATGGACGCACATCAACGATGCGAAAACGCAATAGCTAGCGGGAAGTTCAAAACGCGCGAAGCCTGGTGCGCTGCAATCATCATCAGCAACCATACGAGCATTCCGCCAGATTGGAAGGCGTATGCGAGGAAACGGCTAGATGAGCTGGTAGGAAACCGTGCGTGGCTTTACCTACTGGCAGCTAGGCGCGACTCTGGCGAAAGGCTCAACGAGGTTCAATACAAATGCCTGAGGGAGTTGCATGAAAACAACGACAAAATGGTCTAACAACTACCAGCCGCGTCCCAGGACGCCTCCGCATCCAACGGATGATCTATGGGCTGCTCCGCCGCTTATAGAGCCTCCGGTACCATACCAGGCAGGTAGATTGGATCAAGATTGGTTTATTGATAAGCGGATAAAGGAAACAGATGATGAACTATGACCAATTCCTAGAAAAGCTCGACCGCAAGCTATTCGCCCAAGAGCATGACCATCCCCCACTTCGCTATGTCGTCATAGCCCTGCTAGCAATATGTGTCCTTATCCGTTATTTATTCGTAGCATGGGATACACAGATAGATGATTTATTCAAGCAGCAGCAGGCTATGGAGCAGGCTTGCGAGAGGGCTGGGGGAGTTGTTACAAGTGACGGTTGCAGGGGGTTGCGCAAGCGTGGAAATTGATGCCATAATGGTCGTGGCAACTGGGGAGTTGCGTAAAGGATTCCAATGCTAGGAATGATTGCTTTTTGGAGAGATGCGGGGGCAACTCCCCTTGCTTCGCGCCAAACATTCCTCGCTGCGGCCTCCACTCCGCATCTCCCTAAAGAGTAATCATAGCCTCGTACCCGCAAGGGTCCGGGGCTTTTTGTTGTCCGATCAATCGTCGCGGTCTCAGCGGCAGGGTTGATGGATAGCCGGTACTGTGGGAAAGCCCTGAGAGACCGGACCAGGTGGCGAAGCTAGTGCCTGTGGGTGAAAGACTGGCGGGTCAATGCGGCTCCATACGGGGATGCTTTGTGAAGGCTTAGCTAAACCGCTAGGGATGGCTGGGTCTCGCTCACCACCGGGGATACTATGAATATAAAAGAGATACTTACGGAGATTGAGGCAATGCCGATAGATGATCGGATTGCTGCTATCAATGAGTTGCGTTTGGCTATTCATGCGATTAGTCCATTCCGAGATGAGCCTGTCGATTGCGTGCAATGGGTCAGGTGCGATTCGGTTCATTCCAACGATTACAACCCTAACAGCGTTGCTCCGCCTGAAATGGAATTGTTGCGTCATTCGATTATGACGGACGGGTATACGCAACCTATCGTTACTTTTCCTCGGGATGATTTGCGAGAAGTTGTCGACGGATTCCACCGTAAAAGAGTAGGGAAAGAATGTCAGGACGTGCATATGCGCGTTCATGGATATTTGCCTGTAGTTACGATAAAGGAGTCGCAGGAGGGAAAGAATGATCGGATGGCTTCTACCATTCGGCATAACCGGGCGCGTGGAAAGCACAAGATTGAATCCATGTCGGAAATTGTCGTGGAGTTGAAGCGCCGTTTCTGGTCAGACGAAAAGATTGCAATAGAGCTTGGAATGGAATCGGATGAGGTTTTGAGGCTGCAACAGATAACCGGGCTTTCTGGACTTTTTGCTGATAGAGAATTTTCCGAAGCATGGGAAGCCGAGTCATTTACTGGCGAGGAAGATATTGAGGAAATTCAAGAGGGTATTTCACCATTGGGAGAAGTGCGAGGAATACAAGAGCAATATGTGGAAAGTGATACCGATAGAGCAACGGCAGGCGATGCAAGACAACTCCGCCTTGTTAATGATTGATTGCAAGGCTTTCGAATCAGCATGCAAACGAGCGATAGACGAATGGCCCAATTCCTGCGAAGCGGCTTTTACTGCCTCAACAATGAATCATCAAGCATGGATAGGGCATGCAGGCTGTGCGATAAATCACAATGCTTCGGAGGATCTAACTAGGCTTGCGTGGCGAACATTGACGCAGGTACAACAGGATGCAGCAAACGCTGCCGCTGATAACGCAATAGCCTATTGGGCAGAAAAATATGCCAAAACGCGGACTGAACCTCGACGTGCTAACCGCAGCAAGACAGCGGATAGAATGGACATTCGACAACTTCAACAAGATTTATTTGTCATTTAGCGCTGGGAAAGATTCTACCGCGATGCTCCACCTTGTGATGGATGAAGCAAAGAAACGCGGCCGTAAGGTTGGCATGTTCATGCTTGATTGGGAATGCCAGATAGGGCTTACCGTTGATTTTGCAAAGCGCATGTATGCGGAATATGCAGAGAATGTTGAGCCTTATTGGGTTGCTCTTCCAATAAAGACTTGGAATTCATGCTCGCAAATTGAGCCTGAATGGACCGCTTGGGACAGAGAGAAGTGCGAATTGTGGGTGCGCCAGCCGGAACCGGAAAGCATAACCGACTTGACCTATTTCCCGTTCTATTACGAAGGAATGCCGTTTGAAGAATTTGTGCCGGCTTTCGGAGCGTGGTATGCGGATGGTGAATCTTGTGCTTGCTTCGTTGGGATTCGAGCCGATGAAAGTCTGAATCGCTTTCGTACCGTGGCGCGTGGTGACAAGCCAATGTATGACGGGAAGGCATGGACGACTAATTGCATAGACGATGTCTGGAATGTCTACCCGATATACGACTGGAGAACCGAAGATATTTGGACGTACTTTGCTAAAGAGCGCAAGCCCTATAACAAGCTCTATGACCGCATGCACCAGGCCGGAGTGAAGATTAGCCAAATGCGGATCTGTGAACCGTTTGGGGATGAGGCTAGAAAAGGGCTATGGCTGTATCAGGTAGTCGAACCTGCAATGTGGGCGAAGGTATGTCTGCGGGTTGCAGGAGCTAATACAGGCGCTTTATATTGCCAGGATAAGGGCGCCGTTCTAGGCAACCATCATGTAGCTCTGCCGCCTAACCATACCTATGAATCTTTTGCCAAGCATCTTTTAAAGACGATGCCTCCACGCACTAGCGAACACTACAAAAACAAGCTCGCCGTCTATATTAAATGGTGGAGTAAACGTGGGTACGACGATGGAATTCCTGATCTTGCGGAATTGCGGCTAGAGAGCGCCGGTAAGGTGCCGAGCTGGCGCAAGGTGGTAAAGACATTCCTGCGGAATGATTACTGGTGCAAGGGATTGGGATTTAGTCCTACCAAGAGCCATGCATACGAAAAATATGTTGAACTTTCAAAAAAAAGACGTAAGGAATGGAACATTTTCCCGGAAATAACGAATTCCGCCTCGCATCATTAAAGCGAGTAGCAGCAAACCCCTATTGGAGAAAACTACCTTGGAACGCACCGAAGCTGATACAAGCGGAGATACGGGAATTGGAGAAGCAGATTGCAGTTATTCGAGCCATCTCCTAAAGACATCTCAATGCCTTTCGATTGCAATGGGAGGATTGGAATTCGCGTGTAGGGCGATTGAGGCAGGTACTCCGAGTGCTTATCACTTGGGAGTTATCAGGAAAGACATCCAAAGAATCAAGGAATTGCTTAAGTGAGCGCTCTTGAGGACGAATTGGCAGCACAAATGAGGCTATGTCACTTACCGGAGTTTGTGCGGGAGCTGCGATTCCATGATTCACGGATGTGGAGATTTGACTTTGCGTGGCCGCAATTCATGGTTGCGGTAGAGGTCGAGGGCGGGATTTGGAACAACGGAGCGCATGTAAGGGGAAAACATGTATCCAGCGATTGCGAGAAAGCCTCAGAAGCAGCGATAGCAGGCTGGAGGGTACTCAGGGTAACTGGAGACCAGATCAAGGCTGGAAAGGCGTTAAATTGGATTGAAAGGGCATTGAAATGCTAGAACGCGATGGGCCGAAAAAGAGCAAATACACGCCGCTTGTAAAGAGGGCTTGGAACAAGCGATTCCCGACGATTACGGAAGTTATATCTAATACTCTATCTTCTAGTCATAAATGCGTCGAACCTAAAGAGCGCATGGTGGCTGGAGTGTTTACATACGCTTGCCACCGATTTCCGATTAAAGGCGGGATGAGTTACCTAGATTTGATGTGTATAAACATCACCAAAAACAATTCTTTACTGAGAATGCTTAAAGAAGATGGCAAAGTCAAAAGAGGGTAAATACTATGAAGACCGTCCTTGCTGCTTATGCCGGAGATTGGGCATATCTGACGACTCCCCAAGCCTTTTCCACCACGTTAGAAACGGAATGCTTGGAAAGCGGGGAAACGATGGAATTCCGCTCTGTTTTGAGCATCACGTTGGCAAGACCGGAATTCATGGCTTGGGTAAGCGAGCCTTCGAAGCCAAGTATGGGGTGACAGAGGCAGAATTGCTTGAAGATACTAGACGCGAGCTAAATCCTTTGCTATAACAGGATGATACGGAAAGGCCCAAATGTCCACGATTCGGCAAGAAATTGAAGCAAAGATAGCGAACCTTGACGCCGCATATACGGCTGAAAAGGGGAAGTTGGTAGCGGACTTGGCTGCTATTGGGCCTCTTGCCGAGCATGAGATTGAGGCGCTTAAATCTTGGATTGCCCCTGCTCTAAAGCTGCTTGGGCTCTAAAATACAGCGAACAGGCTGTAGGGTATTTCACACTTCAAAGGATCAAGAAAATGGGCAAGATGGATAAAGGGCAAGACAAAGGCACGCCTAACCCGCGTATGCGCCAGGACCGCACAGATTACGGCCTTCAGGGCGAGAGCGGGGAAAAGATTCCCAAGTCTGCCAAGGCGAGCGATGAAGGCGGAGAGCGTCGTGGCCGCGTAGTCAATGGGATTGGCCTGGGGATGAAGGACAACACCATGCGAGAGAAGGACGTAGGCAAGTTTGAAGGCGACGTTGGCGAAGCTAATGAGGGCCGCACCGAAGGGACGTTCTATCGGCATGGTAAAGAGGCATACCCGAACAGCGTCATGGCTGGCGAGAAGCTGACCAAAGACAACGAACGATGACATTTGAGCCTACCGGGGATCGAATCCTCGTAAAGCCTGATGCTGCAATAGAACACGCAACCATTAGCGGGATAGTGATAGCCCCGCGCGATGGAAAGATCATTGATAGCCAGCAACAGTTAGGCAGGACTGGCGTAGTGGTTGCGGTTGGGCCTGGCAAGAAAACCCGCAAAGGAGAAATCCTACCGATGGAAGTAAGCATCGGGGATCACGTAGCTTTCGGGGAATTCATGTTCCAGCGTGTAAAGCTAAACGGCGAGGAACATTTCCTGCTTCAGGACAAAGACATTACTATGGTTATGGAGAAAGACGATGCCGCTGGAAAAGAGCAAGTCCAAAGCAGCTTTCAAACATAATCTGAAAGCCGAGCTAAAGTCCGGCAAGCCGGAAAAGCAAAGTCTGGCAATCGCCTACGCTGAAAAGCGGGAAGCAGGAAAGAAGAAGCGCAAGTGACCAAAAGTGTCACATTATCAAACGGATAGGATTAGACCAATATGGCTGGAGCGCCACTAGGCAACCAGAACGGCAGGAAGGGCAGAGTATGGTCCCAAGCCATTGAGCGGGCCTTGGCTGCACGATCCAAGAGGGATGGGATAGTAGCCCTAGATGTACTGGCAGAGAAGCTCCTAGCGCTTGCTGATGAAGGCGACTTCCAAGCTCTCAAAGAGCTAGGAGACAGGCTAGAGGGCAAAGCGGTACAGCCTAGCGAGATAGACATGACGGCAGAAGTGAGCCTGAGAGAAATCAAGCATGTCATTGTCAAGCCTGGAGATTAGGTGTCCGGAAGTATTCGAACCCCTGCTGACGGCCCCGAAGAACGCACGGTATCTCGGAGCCCACGGTGGGCGTGGCAGTGGCAAGAGCCATTTCTTTGCCGAGTTGGCTATCTTCCGCAGCCTAGTTTGCAAAACAGACATTGTGTGCATCCGGGAAAATCAAAAGAGCCTGGCTCAATCCTGCAAGAAGCTCCTGGAAATCAAGATAGATCAGATGCAAGTGGGAGAGCATTTCGAAGTAATGGACGCCAAAATCAAGAGCAAGAGGGGCGGCCAGATCATCTTCGAAGGCATGCAGAACCACACGGCAGAGTCGATAAAGTCTTTGGAGGGTTTTTCCATAGCCTGGGTGGAGGAAGCGCAGTCCTTGAGCCAGAAGTCGTTAGACCTGCTCCGGCCTACTATTCGCTTGGACAATTCCCAACTCTGGTTCAGTTGGAACCCGAACTTCTCGACGGACCCTATAGACGTATTGTTGAGGCAAGAGCAAAAGCCGACAGGCTCTTACGTGGTGGAAGCGAACTACCGGGACAACCCCTGGTTTCCATCTGTCTTACAGAAGGAGATGGAATATGACCGCCAGCGTGACCCAGATAAGTACGCGCACGTCTGGCTTGGGGAGTATCAAAGGAACTCCGAAAGCCGCGTATTCAGAAACTGGGCAGTTGAGGAGTTTGACAGACCAGCCGGAACGATCCATCGCCTGGGCGCCGATTGGGGCTTTAGTATTGATCCTAGCGTACTGGTCCGCTGTAGCATTGACGGTAACCGCCTGTATGTGGACTACGAAGCCTATAGCGTCGGATGTGAAATCGTAAATCTGCCGGATCTGTTCATGTCTGTTCCAGAGGCTGAGAAGTGGCCCATAACCGCAGACAGCGCGAGACCGGAGACTATCAGCCACATGAGAAAGCACGGGTTTCCGAAGATCCAGAGCGCAATTAAAGGCGCTAAGTCATTGGAAGAAGGGGTAGAATTCCTTAAATCCTTTGACATTATTGTGCATCCGCGCTGTATCCATTTGATCGATGAGCTAACGATGTACAGCTACAAGACAGATCCATTGACGAACCAGGTAGTTCCGATCCTGGAGGATAAGGATAACCACGTCATTGACGCACTGCGGTATGCGTGTGAGGGTGCGAGGCGTGGGATTGTAAAGAGATCAGTGGCGCATAAGCCATATCGACCGGCAGTTTGGGCGGGATGATGGAATTGCAGACTAGGCCAACAAGGCTTTGGACGGCTCCTTGCGGTGGAGCGATAGCTGGCTTGCAAGTCACTGACGATGCCGTATTGATTGTTAGCATGGAAAACGGGACTACATACAAACTTGTCTATGAAGGCGAGTTACTTACGGAGATGCCAAATGCTTGACATTGAATCGGTACAGACACAGATCGAGACCCGAGCGGGGCCTATGCCGCATTGGGTAACGCTTATCCATACTGCCAGCGGGCTGCGGGTACAGGGTAATTGCCGGCTGGAGGACAGCATTCCGAACGTGCAGGCGCAGCTAATGAATACATTGGCAAAGCTTGTAATGACCGAGGAATCGAGCCGAGGCAAGAAATTCCAGCAAGTGCAGGCTACTGAGCGTGAGACGAGCTTGCAGGCGCAGTTGGATGAGATGAAAGCGATGATGGCTCAGATGATGGGGCGCCAGAATCCGCAGACCTATATCCAAGAGACTGTTGCGGAAACACCAAAGAAGCGCGGCCGTCCGAAGGGCTGGAAGAAGCCACAAGCCGATGTTCCGCCTCAAGCCGAAGGCGCACAGATCATTGACGGGCCTATCCCGCAAGTAGCCTTTGGCGCTGTTCCAGCCCCGACGCGCCCGCCACCGGAGCCGATGAAGCGCAGCCGGGGAGGAGTGGTTGTTAAGGTTGATGAGAGCAAGAACGGTCCGAAACTGACGATTCACGCATGAGTAATGGAGTAGCCAAGCTATTAGCGATGCCTCCTAAGATCCGGGAGGTTGATCTATTGCTGGACTTTTACCGATGCTGGCGTCAGTTACACAAGCGCAAGGCTGAGGGTTGCGATATGGAGGAAGCTCAGGTTCTAGCGCAGGATTTGGTAGATGCGAGTCATCAGATAGAGGCTTACAGGAATAGACATGTCCGATGACACCATTCCCGGGGAAGCAGTAGATTTCCTGCGCCGGTCTAACGACTGGCATAGCCATAACCGGCAGGAATGGCTCGATGACCTCAATTTCTCGTTTGGACAGCAATGGAGCGTCCAGATGCAGAACACCCGTCATCTTGATGGCCGTCCTTGGTTTGTGGTAAATGAGACAGACACCTACATCCGGCAAGTCTGCAACCAGATCCGGCAACAGCGTCCTAGAGGGGTTGCGCACGGCATCAATAACCAGGCCGACGAGAAGATTGCGCAGATCATTACCGGCGTCTCAAGACACATTGACCAGATCAGCGATGCAGACGTTGCCTACGATACTGCGGTCAATTTCCAAGTACGGATGGGGATTGGGTACTGGAGGCTGGTCGGGGAATACTGCGGGGATAAGTCTTTTGACCAGGATATAAAGGTCAAGCCTGTCTACAACCCGTTTACGGTTGGATTTGATCCCCATAGCCGGTCGATGGACGGATCGGACCAGATGGAATGCATGATCAGCGACATGATCAGCAAGGAAGTCTTTCGCCAGGAATACCCGGATGCGGATGAGTCAAACTTCACATTCCGTGCGGTAGGAGACATTACCGGCGACTGGATTGAGAAGGATTCGATACGGGTCGCGGAGTATTACAAGATCGAGCGCCAGCGGGATATCCTTATAAAGACCAGTGATGGGAATACGTTCTGGAAGAATGAGTTGCCAGATCCCGAGTTGCTGAAGAAGGTCGGGGTTAAGGTTGTGGGTGACCGTGAAAGCTGGCGAAAGCTGGTCAAGTGGTACAAATGCACCGCAGTTCAAACCATTGATAGCCGCACTTTGCCGGGGATCTATATCCCCGTGGTTCCGGTTTATGGCGAGAAAGTCCTGATTGAGGGCAAGGAAAGAATCTTTGGCATGACACGCGGGGCTAAAGACCCGCAAAGGATGATCAACTTTTGGAACACCTCGACGGCTGAGATTGTGGCTATGGCTGCAAAGGCCAAGTGGTTAGTGGGTGAGGGCCAGATCGAGGGATTCGAGAAGGTTTGGGAGCAGGCGAATGTATCTAATTACGCTTATCTCCCATACAAGACCAGTGATGATTCTGGTAATCCAATGCCGCCGCCTATTCGGATCCAGCCGGAACCGCCGCCCGAAGGGGCAATGTCGGTTGCCGCAAATGCTCATCTGAACTTGCAGCGCGTCATGGGAATGATTGATCCAGCGCAAAGGATCGCAGGGAATGCCAGCGGGAAAGCTTTGAACGCCGACCAGCAGAACAGCGATATATCCAACTTCCATTTCTACGATAACTTTACCCGAGGTTTGAAGCACAGCGAGCGCATAAAACTCTCGTGGATTCGCCATTACTACCCCGAAAGACGGGTCATGCGGATCATTGGGGATGATGGCAAGCCCGACATGATCACGATCAACGACACGCAGGCGGTCGGAAAGATCGAGAATGACGTGACGGTCGGGGAATATGACGTAGTGATGGAGACGGGACCTGGTTACAACTCCAAGCGTCAGGAAGCCTATGCAATGATGACCGATCTTGCCAAGGCATACCCGCCACTGATGCAGATAGCGGGCGATTTGCTGTTCCGAAACAGTGATATGCCTGGTGCCGATGTGATTGCAGATCGTATGGCAGCGCAGAATCCCTTAGCCCAGATTGATGACAAGTCAGAAGTACCTCCGGCTGCGCAAATGAAGATCAAGCAGCAGGAACAAGCCATTCAGCAATTGCAGCAGCAGCTACAGCAGGCCGGTTTGTTGATCAAGACTCGTGGCGATGTTGTGGCGCACCAAGAAGCCGGCGAGACGCATCGTATGGAAATTAAGGAGCGCGAGGAGACAAAGCGCCGCTTCATGGAAAACGAGTCTTACAAGGAAGTCGAGCACACGAAAGCCTTTGCCAGCCTTGGTTCTAAGGAATTGGAAGGGATTATCAAGATACTGACGCAGGCAAAAGACCATGCGCATGAGCGAGACCTTGCGGTATTTGAAGCCGCGACTAGCCAACAAGAGGCTGAAACATCAGCCAAATCGATGAACGGAGCGCAATAATGGCATCAGAAGTGGTCACATCGGAAACTCGCGCAGAATACATGGCGGCAAAGCTAGCAAAGACGCCAATACCGGAGATTAAAGCTGAAGATCCCCCTACTGCTGACGCCAAAAAGGAAGTGGTTGAGCAGCCCGAAGATGGCGATAAGCCCAAGAAAAAGCACACTATTGACGAGCGGCTATCAAAGATGGCCGAGCAGCGTAAAGAGGCTGAAGAAAAGGCAGAAAGACTCGAAAAAGAGCTAGCCGAGATTCGCAAGGCTAATGCTCCGAAGGACGCCAAACCCAACCCTGCCGACTTTACCGAAGCTGAGAAGTACGCCGACGCCCTAGCGGATTGGAAGTTCGGGCAAAAAGTGAAAGAAGAAGCCGAAAAGACGGCTAAGGCTAAAGAGGCGGAGAGACAGGACAAGGTTGCAAAGGCTTGGAACAAGCGATATTCCGCCGCAGCCAAGGAAATCGAGGATTTCGAGGAAGTCATCATGGGCGAGAAGCTTGTGCTTCAGCCTGACGTGATTAACGCCGTATTTGAAAGCGAAGTAGGGCCGCAGATTCATTATTTCCTGTCCGGCAACCGCGAGGAAGCCGAAAAGATCAACGATATGAGTGCTGCGGCTGCTCTACGCTATATAGGCCGTCTGGAAGCGCGTATAGAGGCTGAGAACGAAGCAAAGCGCGAGAAGGCAGAGCGCAAGGCAGAGAGGGAAGAACGCCCAAAAGCGCCTGCTCCAATTGCTACGCTCAATGGATCGAATATGAACGCTGGTTTAGGAATTGTGGATACGAAAGGCAATGTAACCGGGAGTTATCAGGACTACAAAGCCGCGCGTAAACAGGGCAAAATATCCTAGACATTGCAATGCGTTAGTGGTATTTTACTGACACTACAGATTCGCCAGCCGGGGCGACATACCGGAGCGTGTAGCTAGCGCCAAATAGCGAAAATCTCGTGTTGTCCCCATGAGAGTTTGGGACGGTCGAACGGACCTTCTCAACTTTCATAGGGGTTAGCCAAAATGGCCAACACGGAATTAACTGTAAGCAAGATCACTAATGAGGCTCTGTTCGTTCTTGAGAACGAATTGACCATTACTAGTGAAATCTGCCGCGATTATGACGACCAATTTGCTGTGGTCGGTGCCAAAATCGGGGCAACTGTCAATGTTAGGCGTCCGATCCGCGTGATTGGAACGACCGGACCCAACCTGAACGTCGAGGATTTCAACGAAACCAGCATTCCGGTTACGTTGACGACTCAGTTCCATACCGACACGCAATTTACGACTCAAGACCTGGCGCTGAGCATTGATATGTTCAGTGACCGCGTTTTGAAACCGCAGATTGCTGCTATTGCCAACCGTATCGACAGCGACGTAGCTGTTGCGATGGCTAACGGCACGGCAAATATCGTCGGTGTACCGGGAACGCCTCCGACTGGCCTGATTACCTACGCGACTGCTCAAGCTTATCTTGATGCAGAAGGCGCGCCGCGTGACGGTCGCCGGGCGTGCGTGATCGAGCCTTTCACGAATGCCGCGATTATCGATTCCCTCAAGGGCCTGTTTGTGCCTACCGCCAAGATTGGCGATCAGTACGAAAAGGGCCTGATGGGCCGCGATGTTAACGGCATGAACTGGAAGATGGATCAGAATATCCTGACCCACACTTTCGGTTTTGCCACTTCAGCCCCCACCATTACCATGTCCGCCACTACGGGCCAGGGTCTGGCGACGGGTTTGGCTGCAACGTCGAGTCTGGGCATCACGAGTGCGCAGACGTTTACGTTCAACGTGGGCGACACGATCCAGATTGCCGGTGTGTATGCGGTCAACCCGCAGAATCGCCGTGCTTATGGCTCGAACCGGCTGCGTAACTTTGTCGTGACTCAAGCGCTGAGCGCCGTTACTGGTGCGCAAACGCTGGTGGTTAGCCCGGCTCTTATCTATGGTGGCCAGTTCCAGAACGTCACTGCAAGCCCGGCTGCTACGGCAGCGATTACCCCGCTGTCGATGGCTTCTAGCGCTGCTGGTGCGATCTCCGGGCCTCAGAACCTGGTATTCCACCGCAACAGCTTTACGCTGGCTGTAGCGGATCTGGAGCTGCCGGAAGGCGTGCACTTTGCAGGACGGGCTTCGGATGAGGAAATCGGGCTGAGTATTCGGGTGGTTCGACAGTACACGATCAATAACGACGCAATTCCATGTCGATTGGACGTGTTGTACGGGGTAGCGCCGCTGTACCCGGAACTTGCCTGCCGCGTTACCGCTTAAGGAGCAATCATGGCAAATCCCGGACCTAGCACTACCGTTACCACCAACAGCCAAGCCGTAACGGCTCCGATTGTTACGCCTCTGGTCAATACCAATGCAGGCCCCGTACAAGGGACTAACGCGCTTCGCCTGATTGCGGCGGCGCGCGGTGTCTCCTTGGCGGCTTTGGGCGATGCGGCGGTAATTCCCGTCATCAACACTTCGCTCTACAACCCGTTTGCGGTCATCATCACTAACGCTCAGCTTGCTGGCGTCGGTGGTTCTGTCGCAACTGCGGCTTTGTCGATCAACACTGGCCCTGCGGTTACGGGGGTTAGCGTGGTTGCCAACGCTGCGCTAACGACGTTGACCAGCCAGTATTTTGTCCTGAAATCTACCGTGGTTGCAGCCACTTTGACCACGGCTATCCCTGTAACGCTTGGCACAAACCAGAATATCTACATCAACGTTGGCACTGCTCTAGCCACCGCGACGGTAGACATTTTTGTTTGGGGCTATGACCTGACTTAAACCTCCGTTAGCCCTCCCTCCGGGGAGGGCGCTTTTTAGGGGATAGATATGCCTGGAACTACAATTGCTCGCGGTAATGAGCTTTATGATTTCATCATCCAGCCTAGTACGCTGGGATTGGTTGCCGGTACGCTTACTTGGTCTACTGCGTCTCTTGGGGCTACCACCACTTCCGAGTTGACTACTACTATTCCTGGACTTGTACCTGGTGATCTGTGTGACCTGTATCTGAATGTCGCTATGACCACAGGACTGACAATCTCCAACGTTCGGGTATCGGCTCTTAACACTTTGGCGGTTACGTGGATAAATTCCACTGGCGGTTCGCTGACCATCCCGACTGGTGTGTGGTCGATGAATATCACCCGCCCGGAAGCTCCCGGAAACCTTCCGTTGAATGCAAACTAAATGTCCGCGACCTCGAACGCATATCGGATTGCCGGTCCGACCTATGCGCTTTCGGTAACGGCTTCAGCTTCTTCGGTCGCGGTTCTACCTAGCGAAAACACGAACGCAAACTACGCGATATTCCAGAACACCGGGACGAACGCAGTTTGCGTTGCCGTGAACCAACTGCCATCGAACCAGACGGCAGTAACGATCCCGCTTGCGTTTCCGGTGCCAGGAACCCCTACGGCTCCGCAAACGCAACCGACATTCGTCCTGCCTGCTGCGCCTGCTGGAATCGTTGTTGCGGTTCCCTCTGGCGGCATGTCGGTAACGATGATTGGTGCTAGTGCTGGTCCTGCGGTTGTTTACATGGGGTACGTGGAGCAGAGCTGATGTATTACGTCGATAGCAATAACATCATTCACAGGATGAGTGATGGGAAGGTGATTGTTAGAGACGTAAATTCAGCCGAGTACCAAGCGTATCTGTATACCGCGCAGTTTGGAAACGCTCCCGGAAACGGGAAAACGACGCTAATAGATCAATCGCCAGGCCGGGATAGAAACAAATGACAGCGCCCGCAAGTACCATAACGCCGAATTCGGTACTTACGGCAACGTCTGCCCCGCTTCCTAACGGCGATCAGGTAATCGATAGCCAGGACGGCTCACCTCTTCGGGAGGGTTCTTGGTCGCTCTATACGTCAGGCCAGATATACACGCTGGTAGGCGATATCGTGATGAAGTACTGGAGCCATAACGTCGGCCTGGATGGCAACGGTAATTTCCTTCCACGCGATGATGCTGGACCTTGTGCAATCATTGTATTGACTGAGGGGATAGGAACTAACGCTCCTATCTGGCGTATGTATTCCTGCGCTACGGGGGCTGCGGGTACGGTTCCAGGCACTTTCACTCAGGTATACCAGATTGATCTGACTACGGGGCTTCAAACCTTCGGGTCTGCCACGCTGCTAGCTACGAATATCGCGCTTACTAATGGGGCTGCGGCACAAACGGCGACCATGACCAACGGACCTACTGCCGGGAATCCGACGAAATGGATTCCTATTTCCGATAACGGCACGACTCGTTACATACCGGCTTGGTAATGGCCTATCAACCAATCAACTCGATTACAAGTGCCCTGCGGTCTATAGGCGCTTTGGAGTCTGGAGAACAACCGGATGCTCCAATGGCTACCGATTGTTTCAACCTCCTAAATGAGATGCTGGATCAATGGTCAAACGACCATCTGATGATCTTCACGCAGCAGGAAATCATCCAAACCCTGACCGGGGGTCAATATATCTACACGATAGGCCCTGGAGGCTCCGTAGGCGCTACGTTCTACGGGACCCTCAACGGCACTACCTTGACCATATCGCAGATGCTTGCCGGGGCTATATCCGCAGGGCAAGTCATCCAGGGTTCAGGAGTCATCAATGGAACCGCGATTACCAGCCTGCAATCAGGTCTTGCAGGAACGACGCCTAACGGTACGGGAACCTATCAGGTAAACCTGTCGAACAACATATTCGGGGCAAGCGTTACGGGGTTTATCACGGGCACTGGAAATACGGGCGTCTTGACGGTAAGCGCTGTTGCTTCGGGAAGCATCGTGGTGGGTACGGTGGTGTCGTTTTCCAGTGCTGGAACGCTGCCGAATCTTGTCTACATCACCTCACTAGGGACCGGGACTGGTGGAACGGGAACATATAACCTCACGTCTGTTAACACGATTCCGACGATTGGGTCAGGAAGTGTCACAATTACTCCTGCTTTCACTAGTTACGCTCCTCGGCCTCTCAGGATTAACTCTGCTTTTGTGCGGATTGTTAATTCTATTACTGGCACGCTCGATTATCCCTGCGAAGTCCTTGCGTACGAAAAATACCAACTATTGGGGCTAAAGGCTCTTAACGGCCCGTGGCCAAGAGCGGTTTATTACCAGCCTACCGAGCCTCTAGGCGTCTTGAACTACTGGCCAAATCCAGGTCAGGGCGAGATGCACCTATTTGCAGACACGGTGCTAAACAACTTTGCCAGCCTCTACGATAACGTGATGCTGCCACAGGGCTACCAGGGGGCGATCCATTGGTGCCTATCGGAACTTCTGATGCCCGAATACGGCAAGAAGGATCCGACAATGGCAATGATGATTACCAAACAAGCCGACAAAGCACGCAAGATGATCAAACGCACGAATGCGCAACCACAGATGGAATCGCGCTTCGATGATGCTATGCAGAACAGAAGCCATACAGACGCAGGTTGGGTGTTATCCGGAGGATTTTCTGGTTAATAATCAATGACTTACAGGAATATCCGATGAGCGGTCCCAATTACTACAATCAGACGCTAGAGCCTGTAGTTGCCTCTTACGATTCGTTTGGCAACGTCCTCGGACTCTATGGTGCTAATGGGCAGCCGGTAACTATTGTAGGCGCTGGCGGCGCTTCGCTTAATGGTCCGCAAACGCTGATCAATACCGCGATAACGCAGCGAGTAGTCACCACAACCACGAATACGGCTACCTACAGCATTAACAGTGCGGTAACCGATATTTTCAAGATCACCGGGCAATCTACCCCGATCACCAGCATTACGGTCACCGGAACCCCTACAGAGGGCCAATTCCTGCTCATTGAACTAACGGCTACAGGAGTAATAGCCTTCACGCCGGGGGCTTCTTTTGGCGCCGGACAGTCCCCGCTACCGACTACGACCTACGGTACTAACGTCCTATATTCCGGCTATATCTGGAATTCGGCTGCGAGTCTGTGGCTTTGCATGTTCGGTCCTATTGCCAAAGGGACTCTCGTTCTTTCGGCAAACTCTGCAACCCCGGCGGTAGATACGGACATCTACAACAATGTCGAGATTACAGCCCAAAGTGCGGCGATAACATCCTTTACCAGCGGTCTTACCGGGACTCCAACGGTAGGTTCTACGCTCACCTGGAACATAACCGGGACTGGTGCCGTGGCTTTAACCCCGGGAACCAGCTACGAAAACAGCACCATAACATTCCCGACGACCACGGTTAGCACGAACAAAATCTCTATCGGCTGCATCTGGAATTCCGTAACCAGCAAGTGGCGCGTGGTCGCGGTAGCATGAATCCGTGTCAACTCGGAGCTGCACATTCCAACTACTTTCCATCAGGAAGCGGTGGGATTGTGTACGGCTATGACGGCACGATACAAGTCAGCGGAGCCGGGATTGTCAACGGCCACGGCACGACGGTGCAACTGCGCGGCACTACCTTGGAAGGCCCGGTGAATCAGCCGTACCTGCACAATGGCAACGGGCTGTGGGGGCTGAACCAACCGGCGGGTGGCCCCAATGCCGCAAACCTAGACGCATGGAAGTTCAACTGCGTGCGACTCGGCATTAACGAAGCCACGTGGAACAACTACACCACCTACGCGGAGGGCGGCACCACCACGTGGCCCACCCCCGACCCGTATGGATTCAAGGCTCAACTTACAGCAGCTATTGCGGACTTTAACTCCCGTGGCTACTACGTGATTCTTGTGCTGGGCTGGGCCATGGCTGGGCGTTTGCAAGTGGGCAACCAGAACCAGCATATGGCCAACCAGGACAACTCGATCACGCTGTGGAAGAGCGTGGCCAATATGTTCGGCTTTCCCGGTGGTAGCGCGCTCAAGCGCAACGGTGGCACGGTGGACGATCGTTCGGTGCTGTTTGAGCTTTGCAATGAGCCGCAGTATTACCAAAACGACAACATCGTGATGAATGGTGGGATTGCCAACGAGAGTTTCTTCTACACCGGGGTTAACGGCAGTGCGTACTTGTGCGTTCCGTACCAAGTCAATGCTCCGGTCGGCACGTTCATCCAGGGTGAGACGGTAACGAGCGGCGCAGCCACGGGAACGTTGATTTCTGCCTACCAGAACTCCGAGCCTTCGTCGCCAAATTTTGGACAGTGGTCGCTGTACCTGTCGTCGGGGTTTAGCAGCGCTGTGGCCAATGGTTCAACGATCACTGGCACAACGTCGGGCGCTACGGCGGTAACGCAGACGCGCGGATGGTACGTGGCGGGCCACAAGGATTTGCTGGCCGCCGTGCGCGCAAGCGTGGGCGTGGGCACCGTGGGTTGTGGCACGCCCTGCTTGCTCAGTTCATCCTCCTACAACCAGTATCTTGCGCAGTGGGGCACCTACGCCCCCACGGATTACGTGGCGCCGGTCAACTGGGCAACACTGGGCCTTGGCGCGTGGACGCCGCAGCTTGCTGCGACGTGGCACCCGTACCCGTACGTCACGTTTATTACTGCGGCAACAATAGCCGCAGCGGGCACCGGCTACGCCTGCACCAACGGCACGGCGAGCGCGAACGGCACCACCACCACGCTAATCGACACGACACAAGCATGGGCGGTGAACCAGTGGGCGAATGCCATGTGCTACAACGCCACTACCGGCAAGTATTCGCGCGTGCATACCAACACCGCGACGGTGCTGACGTTCTATAGCGCCACCACTGCCAGCGCCATTGGTAACGTCTACACCGTTGGGGACTGCATCAACCTGCCGATGGATGAGACGGGCGGTGCGTACTCTGGCAGCGTGGAGTGGCAGGCTCAGCTTTACGTTACTTCTGTCGGCGGTGGTGGCAGCCTTACCGGGGTGGCACTCAGCCCCTGCGTGTACGGCACGCCGGGAGGCAACGCCGGACAGGACGTGAATACCGGGCAGGGTCCGTTCCTGGCAGGGCAGACCTCCAAGCAAGGCGGTGTGTACCTGAACATGTTGTTGCCCACCAACCCCGTGCCGCAATCTGGCCCTGGGGGGAGCACTACCGGCGCGGGCACAGGCGCCACTTTTAACTTGACCTTCCGTGGTGTTATTCAAAGTGGCTGGCCGGATCAACCAGTGTGGCCGCAGGTAGTGGCGCTTAAAAACACTTTCAACGGCAACGTTGGAGTGCCGATCATCTGCACGGAGATTGGCGAGCATGCGGGCACAGGCATAGTCGGCGCCCCATGGTCATCGGCCATTACCGCTTGGGCCGATGCGAACAACGTCTCCATGCTCCCATTTTGCTATGGCCCGGTTTCTGGTTGGTACAACGTGCTCGGGTTCGATAACCAGATGACCAATGGGACTGACACGCCGCTCAACGCCAATCCGGGTTATGGCACAATCATTTACAACTGGACTACTACGCACGCACCGTAAGAGAAAAAGATGGCTTCTGGACCAACCTTTAACAACTCGCTTGCCACTGCCGTAACTTCGGCGCTGGCGACGTATAACGTCGGAGTGACGGGTTGTAATCCGCTTGACACCATTCTGTTCTTCATAATTAACAGTACCAATGCAAACCCGACGATTTTGCCAACGAGCGTGGTTGATTCGGTTCAGGGTCCACTGTCACTTGCTGCTTCTGTTCAAAATTCATTTAACCATTCCATTGGCATCTACGCATTGGTCAATGCCAACCCCGGTTCGCACACGATTACGCCGACATTCGCCTCCGCAGTCGCCAGCACCAATGTATGGATGAATTTTTCCAACCCAACTGGCTCTTTTGTGGATCAGGCGGGTGGTAACTATAACAGCGCATCGGCCACGTATGCACAAGCGCTCACGAATGTACAGTCAAACGATACTGTGGTCAGCTTCGTGGATGGCGGTGCTGTTGCGTGGGCATCTCAGAGCGGCACGAATGTACCCGTGGCAGGCCTCGGTTCTGGCACGCTTTTCCAGTGGCAGACCCAGGCTGGCAGTGGTTTGATTACTCCAAATTTCGTTGCTTCTCTATCTACCTACGGCAGCATTGCGGCGGTCAGTCTGCAGAACAATCCCGCCTTGGCCAGTGGCGGAAACTTTTTCCTGATGCAGCAGTTCCGGCTATAGGGTAGGGAATCAATATGCCCGGTCCAGGTTTTAGTTGGGTATTCGGCGGCTCTGCCGTCCAGCCAGCGCAGGCGTCGTATCTTCCGCTGTCACTGACTGCCAGCATCACGCTTGCGTGGCGGTGGCCTGATGGACTTTAACTTTTGCGGCGGCAGCTACACCGCCAGATCAATCTACCAGCAGGCCGAGCGCTGCATTAACTGGTATTGCGAAAACCTACAGGTTGAACGCAATGACGGGCGCGCACGCATGGCGCTGTATCCGACGCCTGGAAAGCAACTGCTCTTGCAATTCCCGGATCAGGCAGAGGTCCGTGGATTAGGCGTTTTGTCTGGTAGCACGGTCATGCTAGCCGTCTGTGGATCGAGTGTTTACACGGTCTCGACGGGTTTCATCATCAACAAGATAGGGACACTATCCTCCAGCACTGGCCCTGTGGCCATTGCCGATAATGGAACGTGGGCAATGATTGTTGATGGCATAGCCAGATACGTCTATCTGTTCGGAACAGCCGCAGGCATCACTACTGGATATTTCACTAGCCTAGCAACTCCTGCGATGTTTACAGGGCAGATCGTTCCGGCTACGGGTGGCGGAACGTTGACCGTTACAGGACCCGTAACTGGTGTTATAGGCTTGCAGCAAGTAGTGAGTGGGGCAGCAGCAGGGACAGTCATAACGGCTTTCCTGACGGGCGCTGGAGGGGTTGGGACATATTCTGTGAGCGTTTCGCAGACGATCGGCCCGATTCCGATGAGTTGTGCGGATGGGGCATTCGTAAACTCCAATTTCGTGCAGGAAGTAGATACTTTCTTCGTCTACACCAATCCGAACAGTAACGAATGGGGATCGAGCAATAGCGGGTCGCCGGGCGTTATAAATGCGGGGTCTCCATCATCGCAACCGCTTTCCTTCAGTTTCAAGGATGGAAGCGCCGATTACGTAGTTTGTTTGATGGTGGTCAATCGGGAAGTATGTCTTTTGGGTGAGCGCACTTATGAATGGTGGGTCGATCAGGGCTCTTACCCATTCCCCTTTGCGCGGCTTCCCGGAACGTCGGGGCAACATGGTTGTGCGGCTGCATATAGTGTTTCGCGCCTCGGGGAATCTTTTGCTTTCTTAGGCAAAGATTCCCGTGGCCAAGGTTACGTATGGAGAATGGCCGGTTATATTCCAGAGCGCATATCGACATATGCTGTAGAGGAAGCAATCAGCAATTATCCGATCATCTCTGACGCTCGGGCTTATACCTATCAAAAAGATGGGCACGAGTTCTACGTCCTAAATTTCCCTAGCGCCGATGCAACATGGGTCTACGATAACAACGTAGGTCTTTGGCATGAACGCGCATGGAGAGACACAAATAACGTGCTGCACCGCGACAGAGGAAACTGCGCGGCTAATTTCTCCAATCAGATAATCGTAGGAGATTGGCAGAACGGCAATCTCTATTCGCTGCAAGACGGCATTTACACCGACAATGGTCAACCGATCTATCGCATGCGCCAGGCTACCCACTTGACGGAAGGGCTGCGCAGGGTCGAATACAACGCGCTACAGCTTCAGTTCCAACCGGGCGTAGGTTTGGTAAGCGGACAGGGTGTAAATCCTATTGCGACTATGTCATGGAGCAATGACGGCGGGTCTACATGGTCTACGCCGCATGGAAAACCAATAGGAATGCAGGGTAAATATAGAGCGCGCGCAATATGGCGCAGACTCGGAATGGCGCGTGACCGTATATTCAAAGTAGAGGTGACTGATCCTGTTAATTGGGTGATAATTTCATGTGAACTAGATGCGGTTGCAGAGGATAGTTAACATGGAAAAGAAATTCGGAAAGATTTGTATTAAGCATCCAGAAACCAATGGAGAACGCGTTAAGGGAGATTGCGTTAGGTGCGCGCACATTAGAAAATTGGAGTGGGTAAGCCGAAACAAAATACAAGCGTATGCGGCTATAGAAAAATGGCGAGTCAATAATATTGATAAGGCGAGGAAATACCGCAGAGAGAATATGAAGAGAGCGCGCGAGGCTAATCCAAATTTGTTCAAAGAACAGTATTGGAAAAACCCATCTGTATATCGAGCCTTGGCAAAGAAATACCGGATAAACAATCCAGCAAAGGCTAATGCCAATAGTGCCGCATATCAGGCCGGCAAGTTACAGGCAATTCCCAAATGGGCAAATGAATTCTTTATTGAAGAAGCGTATGACTTGGCGCAGCGCAGAACAAAATGCACCGGCTTCGCATGGCACGTTGACCATATTGTTCCTTTGCGTAGCAATAGGGTGTGTGGACTCCACGTAGAGAATAACTTACGGGTTATCCCTGCTAGAGAAAACATATCTAAAGGCAATCGCACTTGGCCGGACATGGCGGTCTAGATGGCCTCCCGTGCCTACATTGCGCAGAATAACCAACTAGGGGATGACGCCAGCGTCCCGAAGATGAATCAGGCCATCGGAGACGTTAAAAACGCCAAAGGCGACATTATTGGCAAAGCCTATGTCGGCACGATTCTATGGCGGTTTTTCCAGATACTTGCCGGTCCACCGATGCAGGAATCGGCCGTTATTTTGGGTAATTCTCCGACCGCTTTTGTCGCTCCTACCGACAGCCAGATTTTGATAGTAGGCGGGACTGGCGTAAGCCTTACAATTACCCGCAAGGGGACTTATAATCTGCCTAGCACAATTGGGTATTTTCCGGTAAGTGACGGAGACATTTTGACGATTACCTATACAACCGCTCCTACAGTGACGTATTTCCCATGTTAGAAAAAGTCATTGCTCTTGAGCATGAAATCCAGCAATTCCCGCAGGCGCATTGCCCTGTGCGGCATTATTTGGCTGGTGGTTTGTATGCTCGGGAAATGACCATTCCTGGCGGTGTTGTTTTGACTGGCGCAGTGCATCGGCATGAGCATTTATGCACCGTTTCGCAGGGTCGAATAATGGTTTCGACAGATGATGGGATGCAAGAGATTTGCGCGCCATACACGCTCATTTCAAAACCCGGAGCAAAGCGAGTGGGTTATGCAATCGAGACGACGGTATGGACTACCTATCATTGGGTTGGGGATGAAACCGATCTGGATAAGATAACGGCGGAAATACTTGAATCCACCCGCGAAGAATTGATGGGTGGATCGCAAAACATTCAACTATTGAATAACGAGGCGAACCTAGACAGAATCGACTACTCAAAGTTCCTAGAGGAATACGGACTTACTGAGGGCGTAGTGATGAAGTTGGTAGATAACCGATCGGATCGAATTGATATTCATGTTCCATCGATAGAGTTTAGGAAATCTACCATACACGGCGTAGGAACTTTTGCCACCAGAGATTTTGCAGAGAGGGAATTTATCTCTCCGATAAGGATACGGGATAAGCGCACTCCTGCTGGATGGTTGATGAATCATTCCAGAAAATCTAATGCGACGTTTGTTCAAGCGCAGGAGCAAAGCATTGCGGCTATAGCATTGCGTCCAATAAGAAAAGGAGAGGAAATAACCGTTGATTACCGCAACTCCATGAGTGTTAATGGTGCCGGTTTAGTTCCTCTTGAAAGGGTAACGCAATGAGTGCCGGTATTACGGGCGTTGGTGCAGCGATACTTGGGGCTGGTGCTCTAGGTGTGGTTGGATCTGTTATCGGCGCAAATGCTTCTCAAAGTGCAGCCGATACGCAAGCGTCTGCCGCGAACAATGCCACTGCTCAGCAGCTTGGTATGTTTAACACCATACAGGGAAATATGGCTCCCTATATGGGCGCTGGTTCTCAAGACCTTGGAACGCTTCAAGGATATTTGAATTCCAGCGAGACGGGGGGGCCTGGTGGTGCGCCTGGTCTTTTGCATCAGTTCGGAGCCGCAGACCTAAAGGCCAACATTGCTCCGAATTATCAATTCCAGCTAGGACAAAACGAGGGAATGCTCGCCAATCAGAACGCTGCTGCTGGTGGCGCTGGTGGCGGAAATGCTTTTGCTGGTGAGCAAGCATTTGCGCAAAATACGGCAGGAAGTGCTTACCAGCAGGCATACAACAATTACAACAACAACCAGAACAACATCTACAGTCGATTGGGAAACCTAGCCCAATTGGGTCAAGCCTCCGGAACGAACAGTGCTTTGGGTGGGAGTGCCTTTGCCGGCGGCATGTCAAATTCTATCATAGGCGCTGGTAATGCAAATGCTGCCGGGCAAATGGGCGTCGCTAATGCTTTGGGTGGTGGCGTAAATAGTTTAGCTAGTGCTTATATGTACGGCAACATGCTGCAGCAGAACAGCCCTACTTCATATTACAACCCGAATAACCCAGGATATGCAAACCCTGCTGGTAACCCTAATTCGCCATCGTTCATAGGGCCTCTGCAATGACTGTTTCTAATATTGCCGCTACTGGCTATAACCCGACGCCTGCTACGCAGACGCTGGGGAATATGGTTGATCTTTCACGTAATGTTCAGGGATACCAAACCGGACAGATCCAGCAGCAAAAGCAGGCCATTGACCTGCAAGCGCAGCAGCAAGCGAATCAAGAACGCCAGAACGTCATCCAGCTTGTGCAGAATGACCCGGATTTCAAACCTGGGCCTGATGGGATTATCGATCAATCTAAGGTAATGCCAAAACTGATGGCCGCTGCGCCGCAGACGTACAGCCAATATGCGCAGAACATCAATACAGCGAACGCTGGGAATGTTACTGTAAATAGTGCGCTTACTGGATTGGACAAGGAAACGCGCGATAGCCTTTCATCTGTTGCCGCCGCTGGAGTTGGTCAACCGCGCTCTGTCGCTGCTGCTGGAATTCAGGAGTGGATGGATAGCAACTCGACCGGCGCGAATAAATCTAAGGTGCAGATGCTTGGAAACAAGCTTTTGACTAGCCTTAATGCTGCTGGCGACGAACAGCCAAAAGTGGATAGCGTTTTGCAGATGGCTGGACTTCGGACCAAGGCTATTGGAGACATTATAAATGCTCGCCAGCCTGGTGTTGGGATGGTCAATCAGGGCACTCAGGTACAGCCTACTGTAGAACTTCCAAATTGGAGCGGTAAAAAACAAGGGGAAGCAGTCGGACAAGCAGTTCCTATGGGAGTTGCTCCCTACGCATTTACAAACCAATACGGTCAACAGGCTTTCTCTCCTGGAATGCCTCCTAGGATTCCAAGTACCACCGGCGCTACTGGCGGGACAAATCCTAGCCGGTTGACCATGCCGAACGCCGGGACTACGAACCCGTCATCTTTCCAGGCAAAGAATATAGGGGTTGCACAAGATCAAACTGTCAAAGCGCTGGACCCGCAGAATACAGGAGCTATACAGCAAAGTCTTTCGGCAGTATCGCACTTGAAAAACATTATCGGATCTTCTCCGGTGTTTTCATTCGGGCCTGGAACGCAATGGACAAATGAGATGCGCGGAGTATTTGGCGGGGCAACAAATCCGCAGGAAGCGGGTGCTTATCTCGATAGATTGGCTGCAACGGCAATGGCGCAATCTGGAATCCCGCAGACAAATGCTGGGCTTGCGGCTAGTCAATCTATGACCGGAAATGTTGGTCATTTCAATCAAGAGGCATTGATGGAGAAGGTTCGCCAAACGGAAGCAACATTGAAGATGGCGAATGATTACAACCGTGGTCTATCCAATGCTGTTGGATATGGAAGCGCGAATAATTGGGCCGCGAAACAGGGCTATGACGCGAAGTTTGCCAGTGCAAATCCTGACGTATGGCGCTTCGAGTCTGCCATCAAGAACAACGATACTGCCGAATTAGCGCGGCTTGTTGGGCCGAATGGTGCCTACAAAACAGCCGACGACATTAACGACCTAGCGGCCAAGCGCAAGGTTATCCAGAGCATCATTCCGGGATTCTGATGGATCCTGGCGGCGCGTACCTACAGCAAGCAGCAGCATCGGCTCAGAAAGTACCGCCGATTGATGCTGATGCATTTCTGGCGCGCGCAGCGGCAAATGCTGGTGGCTCGTCTGTGGCAGCAACAAATCCAGACGATATTCCAGGAATGCCGAAGCCTACTGCGAAAGCTCCGGAGCCTGATGCGCCTTGGTATCAGAAGGCCCTAGGTACTGCGGAGGCAGGAGCATCTGCGGTTAGCGGCATGGTTGCTCAGCCGCTTGCTGCTATTGGGGCTGGAATATCTGGAATTACGGAAACAGCGCAAGGACGCGATCCGCATTTCCAAGATATGTACGATGCTATTACGAAGCGCCTTACATACATCCCGCAGACGGACCAAGGAAAGTCGCAATTGCAAGCGCTAGGAAGTGCTTTGGACGCGGCAAAGATCCCTCCTGTAATGCCGGAACTTGCAACTCCGGAAATAGCTGGTCCTGCTGCAATGGCCGCGCGTCAGTTGAAGCAGAATATATCTGTCGTAGCTTCTGATGGGTTGCAAGACCTTGCCGCTTCTGACAACAATATACCGATAGCCAATGCAGAGCCTATCCCTGGAGCCAAATACGGCTCTGTAGGAGCGTCCGGAACGTCAGCGCTTGCTCAGGTGCAGGCAGAGGGTAGCCCAGCACTACAGGCTGCTGTAGCCAAGGCGGCGCAGAATGGACCAATCAATCCTGACGTGGTAGCTAGGAATCTGGATTTTGACAAGCTTGGGATGACTCCTGTTGGAGAAGGTCAGGTCACTAGAGATCCTAGCACTTGGGCTAACGATTGGAATACGCGCACGGATACCGCTGCCGAGCGTGCGGCACAAAAGACGGCTTTGGCGAATCAAGTAATTGCTGCCGAGGATCGCGTTCGTCCAAATCTTGCAACATCCGATTCGGAAGAAGATGGAGCGAAAGCCATCAAGGCTTTGCAGGCATACGGCGCACCGAAGATCGCCGCTGCCAAGGCCGCATCGCAGGCTGTGCTTGACGCAAATCAAGGTGTTTCACCTATTGATGCGAACGCAATGGCTCAGCAAGTACATGCAAAGCTGACCGAGCAGGGTTTGATAAACGAACCTGGGATACAGGATCAACTGCAAGTTTTGATGGCCGATGCGCAGCGCGGCGGAATGGGGATGGACAAGTATCTGTCTATCTATCGCAATTTAGGTATGAAGCAGCAAGCAGGAGGAACGACCGCTGCTGCTGCTGGCGTCATGCGCGACGCTATGCAGGATATGCCGTTGACAGATCAAGCCGCAGGAAACGTAAGGGATCTGGCTAATACGGCGCGCGGGCTATGGAAAAGCCATTTCGATGAAATGAAGGCAGATCCAGCCTATGACTATGCTATGAGCGAAGCAAACCCGGATCCGTCGAAGTTCACAAAGAAATACGTTATTGGAGCTACGCCTACGCAAGTCGGGCTGCTCAAGCAAAAACTAGACGCTGCTCCTGCTTCTGCTGAAGCGCCATATCCGCAAGAGATACTTCCTGCCGTGGGAATGCGCTATCTGAAGGATGGAACTGTCTTGGAAGGCCCGCAAGGAGAGACGCAGTTCAAGGCTCCGCAGACGTTCGCTAACAAGCTCAATGCGTTATCTGTTGGCGGTAAGGATCAGATGTTATTCGATCCTGATACGCTGGATCACTTGCAGACAATCAAGAACGTATCGCATTACATCAACAATCCGCCGGAAGGTGCGGTTGTAAATAACAGCGGTACGGCTACGGTTATCCGGCAGTTTCTACAGCAGCACGGAGCAAATACGCTGGAGAGCGGGCTCAATGCGAAGGCTTACGCTAGTGGGGTGCCATTCCCGGTCGGAACGGCGGTAAGAAAGGGCGGCGCATTGCTCGGGAAAGCCTTTAGCGGCCCTCCGGACAAGTATCCTGGTCTTAACTACGTTCCACCGTCAGCCAGTAAATGAATTCGATAGCGATGAAAAGCGCCAATCCGAGTAGATAGAGCATATGTCCTCCTACAACCTCGCGCCCGTTGCAAATTGGTTCAGCAATTTTGGCTCCAATACTGCCGCCTCGACCCCGAACAATCCTTTATCCGGTGGATTGCTCTGGACGTATTCTGCCGGAACCGTAACTCCAACGCCAGTCTATACCACGAATGCCGGTATAGCGTGGACTAATCCGATTGTACTCGGCCCTGACGGGCGTGTGCCTGGCGCTATCTGGCTTGCTGCTGGAGGGGCATACAAGTTCGTCTTGCAGGATTCGCAGGGAAACAATATCCCCAATGGGACGCTAGATAACATCATTGGGATAAACGATACATCGGGAAGCGGTGGCGTTAGTGAATGGGTATCTACCGGGTTTGTGCCGACATTCGTTAGCGCTACGTCTTTCACGACTCCGGGAAATACTACTAGCACGTTCCAGATTGGCAGACGGGTACAGGCACTTGTAACGGCAGGGACGGTTTATGGAACTGTAACGGCTTCTGCATTCACTACTAGCACGTTAGTTACACTGTTGATGGATACGGGGATGGCCTTAGATGGTGGCCTATCCCAAGTAAACGTAGGCTTCCTTAATGGATCGCATCCTAGCGTTCCAGGCGTTATGCCTTATCCATTAACCGCAACCGTCCTTACAGCGACTACTTCTGCAACTCTGCCTAATGCGACGATAAGTGGCGCTAGCACTTGGTCTAGTACAGCACAACCATTTTTTAAGGCGCATCTTTCAACGAACACCAATTTTGGATTCTTTGCGACCGTCATTTTTAATACTATAGACGAGCAGCAAGGGGGAACAAATTACAACAGTGCTACGGGTGTCTACACATTTCCAAATACTGGCGTCTATCTTCTGACATGTTCTGGATTCATAACGAATATCACTGGAGTTACTGAATCAGTAGGATTCAATTTTCTTGTAAATAGCGTTGCTATTCCTGGGTCATCCTGTTTCGTCGCGAATTCGGTTAATTTTGTAGCAAGCGGAGCAGCAATGGTGTCGGCTACAGCAGGGCAAACTGCAACTATTTCAAACATTACAAATAGCACTACTTTAACATCATGGTTAGGCGGGGCTTCTGATGGCGCTTCATTTTCCGTGGTACAACTATTCTGATGACTACAGTCGTATTAAGCCCTCTAGGAGCAGGCCAACAGTTCTTTGGCGGTAATACTGCTGCCTCAAGCCCTAACGTCCCGCTATCTGCTGGCCTGCTATACATATACCAAGCTGGAACGACCACGCCTGTAACGACATACACCACCAGTGCAGGAACGATTGCAAACACCAATCCGATTGTTCTGCAAAGCGACGGGCGCCCACCGTATGAGATTTGGTGGATTCCAGGTTTCAGCTACAAGATGGTTCTGCAAGATAGCCAAGGAAACCCTATTCCCAATGGAACGTGGGATAACCTTGTCGGAATAAATGATCTGACCACAAGCGGTCTTGCGCTGGAAGGATCGTCTCTTACGGTAACGGGGAATTCTTCTATAGGTGGGAATAACGCTGTAGCAGGAAACGAGACAATAGGCGGAGCCCTGTCAGTTACTGGTGCCGTTAACGGTGTTCTCATTGAATCGTCTGCCGCTGGCACAAACACGAACTACGGGCCTGTGACGACGGTAGAAATGTACATGGGCTTGCCATTGCAGATACCGGCAAACACCATAGGTTCAAACCAGCATTACAGGATAAAGGTTTGGGGCGTTTGCACGTCCAGCGCTGCTAACACAGTTCACCTAAACGTCAGATGCGGTCCTAATGGCACTACTGCCGACACAGCATTAGGGGCATTGACGCTTACGTCCGCTACTACTGGAACGAACATTCCATTCATCTTGGATTTCGATATTTTCTCTGCCACCACTGGTTCTTCAGGGACTTTCACTGTGTACGGTTGGCTGTTCAATCAAGGAACGACTGGTATCAACTCTGGATCTGGTGAAATAGGTTCCGGTGGCGGAACGGTTAACACTACGATAAATAACCAGCTTGGCATCAGTATTGTCAATTCTGCTGGAACTACTAGCATTACTTCCAACATTGTTCTAGTGGAAATGGTTAGATAGCGTTAATACGCAATTGCTCTTAAAATTCAAGGCGAGTATGCAATGAATAGGATCGCAAAGTGGACACCAGAGATGAACGCAGACGACAAGGCAGGCTCTCCCACGACGAGTACGAGGACCTCGTACAAGCAATCTGGGAACGTATACAACTTCAACTCTCGCGTGTGGCGCTCCGGGCAATCGCCCTCATTGTTGGGTCGAGCGGCGTCATGGCTTTTATTTGGGACGCGGCCAAAGAGGCGCTGAAGAAATGATCAACAGCCGCAGTCTTGACGACCTTGACCCCATCGTAAAAGCCAAAGCAGAGGCCCTAATAGCCGCTTGTATCGCACAAGGCATAGACCTGCTGGTTACATCCACCTACCGAGATATCGAGTCCCAAAATGCCCTATACGCCCAAGGACGTACCACCCCAGGAAACATCGTCACCAACGCCAGAGGGGGGCAATCCTTCCACAACTATCGGGTCGCTCTTGACTTCTGCCCACTCGTCAACGGGAAATGCGATTGGAACGATGCCGGATTGTTTGAAAGAGTTGGCGTTATTGCTGAAGGATTGGGAATGGAATGGGCTGGACGATGGACAACTTTTCGAGAACTTGCCCACGTCCAATACACCCAGGGATTGAGTCTTGCGCAGCTAGATGCTGGTGCAAGGCTTATGCCGGTAGCATAAAGTCGCTAAGGATCGCATATGGATCTGCTTGGAATTACCTCTGTTGCTGATCTGCTGAAAGATGGGATCGACAAGATTTGGCCTGATCCAGCCAAGAAGGCAGAAGCCGAGGCGGCAATCCTGCAAGCTCAGAATTCTGGCTTGTTCAAGGAAATGGATCAGCAGTTTCAGCTTAATTTAAGCCAGATTCAGGCCAACGCAGCTGCTGAAGCAAAGCCAGGTATCACGTTCCGGGATGGGGCTGGATGGACCTGCGTAGCCGGGTTCGCTCTTACGGCTTTGAAGTCGCCAATAGAATGGGGATGCGCGTTGGCAGGCCATCCTATTACACTTCCGTCCGTTGATACATCAACCACGATCCCGATGCTCCTGGGCCTGTTAGGTCTTGGGGGCATGCACATGAATGAGCAGATAAAAGGCACAAAATAGCGTGTCCGAAGCCTTCACCGTCCACGATGACGTGACATTTGAGAGGCTATGTAATAGCGCTCTACGCAAGGCCGGAAGGGGACATATGCCGGTCGGTAAAACCATCAACCTCTACAAATCCGCGCATTCTCAAGACCTAAAGACGGGAAGGGAATACGTAGGACTTGTAGAGATTGCCGTAACCGTGAAGATCATGCGAGAGCTTACTTGAAGGTCACTGACGCAGAAGATGGGGCTGGATAGGTCTTACGATGGCGGTGGCCATGATGAGACCATATCCAGACCAAGAGGCGTTCGATTAGCCTCCAGTATCCCCACAGGCTCTTGACCATCACGCAAACGTCAGGGTTGCAGCGGTAGGCGCAGGAAATGTCGCTGGAACGATGGTAAAGGGAAGGGTGGCGGTAACAGTTACAGGAATACCCATTACCGTTCCGGTGGAATCAACTGCGGTGATCGTGAAAGTAGCCAATCCAGCCGCAGAAGCCGAGACCGGGAAGTTGGCGGACATGACGGTAACGCCATCGCCGGTTTGAGTCGGAGCCTTGGTTCCCGCCGAATCGACGAAATCAAAGTTCCAATGGCCGAAGGCTGCGGAGCCTGCGGGGATTGGGGTAGCTGCCGGGGTGGCAGAGAGGGTGGCAATAGTGGCGATAGTCATTTGATGCTCCTTTGGAAAACCTAGACTATGCTAGACCCTAGTGCGTGACTGTGCGGTGAAACACACTTGAAGGCGGGATGATAATAAATGAGATGGCCAGAAAGATAAGAGAGTGTCTGACATGCAAGATAGCCGCTTGGAGAGCACGGAAAGCAACTCGTAATGTCGAAGGAGTAAAGCAATTATGATTTGGATTCTCTATGTCTATATAGCTCTTTCGTTGTTCTACTCCTGTTTTTTAACGTACGCATCAGTAATGAATCTTGGATGGGTAAAAGTACCTTTACTTGGGAAATTGATGATATGGTGGGTGGGGTTGGTGTTTTTGACATTTGATGTTTGCCTCAATGTCAGCGTCGGAACAGCCGTGTTCGTCCAATTGCCCACCATGCAAACGCTCACTCTCAGCAAACGTATGGCTCATAACATAGCTACGGAGGCTTTGACCTGGCGTGGCAAGCTTGCTCAAGCCATTGTCGATTACTTGCTCCTTCCCTTCACCAAGAGTTACTGAAACCGCGCTATTAAGATGGTCTATAGCTCGTAGTAGATCGGCACACTGCTTTTCCAGGCTGCGAACGTAAGCCTCACGGCAAATGCAACCGTAGTGATGGGTATGACCGTCATTTATCATCATGATGCCTCCTAGTTATCATCGTTACCAGTGTACCTACCAAAACCTTTAGGGCTGGCGTCGAAAAGAAAGATGATGCAGTTGCGGGCATTTGGTAGCGCCTTTGTAATGTCGGCAAATATCTGCTCTGGGCTGCGGTACTCGGAATTGAATTGCAGAACTTCACTCATGGCGTTCCTTTGAGAGGGCGTCGATGCGTTCGATCAATCGGCTTGCTGTTTCCATGTGCGGCTGGCGGTCAATTTCGTCCAGCGCATCGCGGCAATTCCATAGCAGCGCCCGCAAACTGTCGCGCTCGGCCTCCGCAGCCAAGCGCTTGTCCTGTTCTTCTTGCGATCCGAGGCAGGCTGTACGAGCCAGTTCTTTGTATTGCTCAAGCTCCGCCCGCAGGTCTGCCGATGGGTGGGTGTAGAGCGGCTCAATGTGGTCGCAGCCAAACTCAACCAGATACCCGCGCTCCGTTTCATACGTCCAGTCCGGCTGCGGCATAGACTTGCAAGTACCGCGCCACGCCACCGGCTCCTGCTGTGCGGGAGCGCTGGTGTTGGTTACAGTCGATTCAGACATGAAAACTCCCCATGCAATTTTGCGGATGCCTCGCAATAGGCTTTGTGGGCTTCCTCTTTGGTTTGGAAATACCCAAGATAAATGTTGCCGTTACCATTTCTTATTCTGGCTTCCCAACGGCCTATATTTTTTCTCCAATGCACGCCTCTCAACCCGGTTGCGTTTTTCTTGAAACGTTGGGCGTTACGGTTGTTTTCTGCCTTTGTTGCTTCCCGAAGGTTGCTTAATCTGTCGTCGGATTTAACGCCGTTCTTATGGTCGATGAGTTCCTTGGGCCAGACGCCATGAACGTAAAACCAAGCCAGCCTAGACCGCTTGTAGAACTTTTCATCAATCCCGATGCGGACGTAATCGTTATTAAAAACGCTGCCCGCTTCGTCGCCAGCTTTCACCCATCCGCGAGTTACTTTCCACGTAAAGATTCCTGTTTCTGGATCGTAGGAAAGCAATTCCTTCAACCGTTCATGGGTAACCAAAGGTTTCATCGTTCGTCCCCTTGCTTCTGATCTTCGGGAGCGGCAGGCGGCTCTGCGGGCGATGGGGCAGGTAGATTGATCGGCGCGTCTTTCATGGCTTTGCAATCGCAGCGTAGTACTGGCGAACCGACTCGCCGGTCACGTTGAATTTGAAGATTTTGCAGCCCGGTTTGTCTATCCGGCGCACCAAAACTGTGGCGTCGTTTCCTTTGACGATGCTGTAGTCAGCGCTGTTCCAATCGCTCCAATCGGCCCAAAGTTCGGCGGCGGTATATTCGTCGTCGCGACATCGGATTTTGTGTCCGTCTTCTTCCTCTTGGCCTTGATCGGGGCGCCAAACGACGTATTCTTTTTCCATCATTCCTCCTGTGCGTTCGGTGCGGCGGCGAGCGCGGCATGAGCGCGCATCGTTTGAATGTTCGATCCGTCTGCCCTGACGCCTTCCTCGCCATCGCATCGTGCGGTCAATTCGGCCAACGCTGCACGCAATTCCTCAACGGTGCGTGGGTCGGCAAGGGCATCGCCGTGAATCGCGGAGCCTTCGGCAAGCAACCGGCTTGCAGCGGCATGGCAGCGCGCCGCGTACGCCATTTCGCCTTGCAATTGCGCCGGTATCGGCGGCTCTGCGGATTTGCGTTGCCGTTCCTGCGCCATCAGTTCCTTGATGCGGGGACGCGCGTATAGCGGTTGCTCGTGTTCCAGTTCCGCGAGCGGCAAAATCCCAATG